GTAATCCAACACGGATTCCATTGGCATACACCGAATCAGCGCCGCGGACGATTGCTCCACCGGGCTGATTCTGATCTCCTACACGACTTAATGCTGGCATATTATCCTAGTATAATTTTTTTATCTGGTAATTTAATACCAGTAGTTGCTTCAATATATTTGTCCTTGATATTATCATCTGTAACGGCAGATAAACTAATACTATTAGTATTTAGCGTTACATTTGTACCTGGTTCTGCGGTAAACATACTAGGAATCATTTGCATACCTTCACGTCCGGGTGCAATAGATACAGGTTCACTGATGATAATATTATCACGGGTAATTTCAACTATTTTAGCAATAAGTTCCTCACCCGAGTTCAACTTAAAGGTGTATATTTTTCCATTTTCCATTATTTGCTTTCTGTTAATTTTGTTCTGAGTTCAGTGAACCCACCGATTAATTCTCCATCTAGGAAGATTTGCGGGAGTGTGCGGGCAGTTGGTACTGCTTCTAATAGTTGTTCTTTTGTCCAAGTACCGTGCATGATATTTCGTTCTTCATACGTGATACCTTTTTGTGTGAGCAGGGCTTTGGCCTGAACACAGTAAGGACATGAATCCTTACTCCATACAATTGCTGTCATTATATTCCTTTATAATACTGGTAATTCTTCATAGTTAACTGTATCTGACATTACGCCAATAACATAGTTAGTTGATTCGTTTTCTTGCAGGGCAGTTTGTTTCTTGTTAATGTTTACATGTTTGTTGAACCAAGGGATTGGACTATGCTTGGGATAGTTTTCTGTATACTTTATACCAATTTCTTTCAAGCGACTGAATGCGGTAAAGTCTACAAAGTCTTTTAATATCTCTGCATTCAATCCGATCACTACGCCCTTACTGAATAAATAATCAGCCCATTCTTTTTCTTCTTTAATAACTTCCATATACAATGCATATACTTCAGCACGACATTCTTCTACGATAGAAGCAAATCGAATATCATCTTTGGTTACGTTATTAATCAACCAAGCTGTCCACTCAGCGTGAAGCAACTCATCTTGCAGGATCAAGGAGATAATGTTTCCGTTACCAATGTAAATTCGATTCTCTACCATAGCAAGACTTGTTGCAAAACTTACCATGAATCTAAATGCTTCTAGTGCATACGATGCATGTAGTGCCATCCAAATAGCTTTGATATGTTCATGTTCTGTTACTTCACCACCAGTTTCTTTTAAACAATTAAGTTGATGTAAGTTTTCATAGTATCTACCGATACTAGCAGCCATTTCAATAATCTCTTTTGTGTCATGTATCTTATTGAATTCTTCTTTAGGAACTCCATATACATTACGAATGATATGACTGTATGACTTACTGTGAATATTAGTCTCAAAGAAACTCCAGTTACCAACCAGTGCTTCAAGTTCTGGAATACTGATAACAGGACTAAACACTTGATTAGGAGCACGTCCTTGAATACTGTCTAGTGCAGTTTGTCTTAGTAGGTTGCTGGTAAAGATATGCTTGATAGCATCACTGGAATCTTTGTGATCCATTTTATCTTTAGTCAACGAAATCTCTTCGGGTACCCAAAAGAAACCACGTGCTGTTTCTTCGTACTTAGCAATACGCGGGTACTTTACTTCTTCAAAACGCTGTACCGTTACAGGCCCGGCTGGGTCTAAAAACATTGTACGCTTGAGGTAGTTTGTTTGCTTACTTAAATTATATTGTTCTTTACTCATAATACACAACTCTCACAGTATTCTTCATCTTCTATTGCATCTAGCTTTACAAAAGGAATAATATTATTTTCTTCTTGTAGTGATGCTTTGCTTCCCATTTTATTAATCAAACTATAATATATAGTTTTGATACCCCACTTATATGCTAACATTAAATTCTTAGCAATCAATGTTCCAGGTACTTTACCTTGGTCAAAGAATGCAGGATTATAGAATGTATTTGTTGACAGTGATTGGTCAATGTATACTGCCAATACTGCACTAGTTTTTAAATACTCAACGCAATCTTTTTGATCCCACATTAGTTGATATCGATTCTTTAGACGTTTGTATTCTGGTACAACTTGTACGAACGATCCAGCTTTACTTTCTTTAACACTGATAAGTTCCATTGGCATTTCAATACCATTTGTACTATTCAATACTACGCTAGAACTTTCGACTGGTGCCACTGCCATTAGTGTAGCATTACGTATGCCATACTTCAATAGATTTTGGCGCAAGACTTCCCAATCTAAATTTACGCTAGGACTAAAGTCAGTTAATTCATTGACTCCGGGATTTCTACGTTCCCAAGGAAATACTCCCTTGCCATAATAAGTATGCTCACTGCGTTTACACGCACCTTTTTCTTGTGCTAGTTCTACGCTCATTTCAGTAAGGTAGTATGCTTGATGTTCCATCCAACGTTTGACTTCTGCCAATGCGTCAGCTTCACCATACTTGAAACTCTTACGTGCATGCCAGTAAGCTAAGTTAGTAATGCCTACGCCAAGTGGTTCAAAGTCTAAATTAGCTAGTTTACTTTGTATTGATAAAAAGTCTTGGTAGGTTAACAAATTGCTTAAGCTACGTACTAATACACGACATGCTTTACGCATTTCTTGTGGAGTTTTGAATGCTCCCCAGTTTATGCTACCAAGAGTGCAAAGAGCAATTCTGCCCTTTTCGTCTTCAATTCTTTGGAAAGGGCGGGTGGGTAAAAGTATCTCTTGGCATAAGTTTGATTGGTATATTGGATCAAGTTTTGTGTCGAACGGGCCCTGATTGATAACGTTGTCGATATTGACAAGATAAATTCTGCCAGTATCAGTGCGTTCTTTAAGTATTCCATTTTTGAATATTTCAACCGCGGGTAGTACCTTCTTTTTCTTTGTCTTATCTTGTTCATATTTTTTATACAGTTTTTCAAATTCTTCACTGTCTCTGTAATATGCTTCATACAAATCAGGAACTTCATGCGGGTCAAACAATGTAATGTTTTCATTATTACGATAACGATTCCAGAACATCTTATTGACTACAACGCTATAGTCCATTTGACGTACACGTGTTTCTTCTGTGCCTTGATTGTTCTTTAATACAATTAAGTCTTCAAATTGATAATGCCATACAGGGAATGTAACTGTGCAAGATGCATTGCGAACACCGCCTTGACTGCAACTACGTAGATCACCAAACCATTTCTTTAAGAACGGAATCATGCCGGTGTGTTTGATTTCACCATTGCGAATGGCTGCTCCTAGTGGACGAATGCGCCCTAACTCTAAACCAATGCCAGCACGTTTGCTAGCATATTTTGCCATCATTTCTCCACTGGCGAAAATACTGTCCAAAGTATCATCCGAACTAATAAGTACGCAAGAACTAAACTGTTTAGTAGTAGTACCAAGTCCTGCCAGAACTGGCGTAGCCAACGTGAAATGACCATCGCTGGCACATTCATAATATTCTTTAACATATTTTAATCTCTTTTCTTTTGGTTCATTGTGGAAGGCAGTGGCGGCCGCGATTGCATAACGTACTTGCGGGCTTTCAAAGACTTGACCGGTGGCACGGTTCTGCACTAAGTATTTTTCGGTTAATTGTGCGATAGCCGCATAGGTGTAGTTTTCGTCCTTGCTGTGGTCAAGAAACAAATCAATGATATCCCATTCTTCTTTAGTATACCAATCTAGTAGTTCACTAGTATACATACCCTTTTCAATGTTTGTCTTTACAATATCATATAGTGGTGGGGGATCATAGGTTCCATATACTTCTTTACGTAGCATAGAGACTTTTTGTCTACCTGCTACATATTGATAGTTCACATTGTTGATATCACTATTTTCACTTTCATCAATCAAATTAACCATTGCTTTAAGCAGTAGTTCATCAATTGTTTTTGTAGTCATTCCGTCACATAGTTCTATTTGTGCTTTGATTTCAATCATGCTAGGACTAACATTATCAATGCCCCTGCATCCATGTGCTACTTGTCTTTGTATTTTTGAAATGTCTAAGGGGACGGTTTCCCCGTTACGTTTAACTACGTGTATGTTCATGTTTTACCTATTATAATTTTAATTTTATCGATGACACATCTATGTGTCGCTTAATAGAAAAGTTGTTTGAATTGTTATTTACTACGGTATCGGGCCAGTAATTAAGTACATACTTAGCGCGGTCTACTAGGACTAATACCATATCTTCACCTTGGTTGTCTGTTGCTTCTACCAAATCTATATCGTTTATATTCATTAGATGTAGAGTATAACACATTCCTAATGCTCTTGCAACCGTACAGTAGGTATTTTCTACCAAAAGATCCCAGGGACCGGGCCAGTTCTCACTGTCCAAAATGTGTAGGTGATGGTTAACCAATGGGGCTTGTTGCCACCATTTATCAATTTCTACGCATTTGGTTTTAGTATCACTATGTTCTAGAGTTGATCTTAGGTTATACCAGCTATTCAGTCTGGTTTCATAGTTCAGTTGAAATACATTCATCAGACATATACTTATCTAAGGTTATTTTTCACACATAGTTTTTAAATTAGAAGAATGCAAAGAATTCACCAGTTACTGGCGTCACAGTAAACTCCCAACCAGTGTTGTTACCAAAGTTAAAATTAGTATTACTGGTGGCATCCCAATATGCGCCGCCAGTTGCGTTACTATCTCGTATTGATACGTAACTTGCTGTTACTGTACCACTAGCTTTAGTTAGAGTAAACTGTGTTCCTGGTGAAGAACTTTTAATGGTTACTATATTTCCAGCCGTGCCTGAAAAAGTAAAATTTGTTACTGTAGTAGTAGATCCTGCTTCAAATATAATTGTACTTGCCATAGTATTTTATTTTCTTATTAAATTAAAATGTGATTGACCAAGTACCAACAGCAGTCCATTGATACAGTCTATATCCACCTGCAGTTGTTATTGTTGGACTACCTGTTGCAGTTCCGACAGGGTCAGTATTTGCTGTCCGAATAATTACTGTTCCAGATGCTCCGGTGTCGCC